ATCTGCTAATCTACAATTTGTAATTCCTTTTGAAATATTAACTATAGGTTGATTTCTCTCGCCTTTAGTTAATTTATCAATAATATTAGTTGAATTTCCATATCCTTCAATAATCACATTATTTTTAGTAAAACTAATAGCTAAGTTTTTCTTTATATTAAAATTACCTTCAGTTAATTGAATTTTTCCACCATATTCAGGAAGTTTTGCAATAAAATTATTAATTATTTCAGCAGCACAGTCATTTTCTTGAATTACATAATCAGCTCCAGCTTTTGAATTTTCAGATGAATCATAATTTGCTATTACAAAAGTTGCAGACCTTGAAGATGAAATTTCTTTAAATTCTGCCCCCTCGGCAGTTTTGGTTAATACTTGGTTTTCTTTTCCATCGGGCAACTCAAACTTTTTATTCCAACTTTGTTTTTCAGAATCAGACACAGTTCTATGGGTTGAATCTTCTTTCATTTCTGAAAGTTTAATTTTTATGTCAGTTGATTTCGCCCTAGATTCAATATTCTTCTTATTTTCTTCTGTTCTAAGTTCTAAGTCTCCAAGAATAATATCTAATTGATGATCGCTTGTACTTCTATCTGTAAAAACATTTGTGTTAGATTTATTAGTTCTTAATTTAGTACTACTAAGATTTACAGTTTTTAAATATTCACTTAAATCAACTTTAGTATCTCCAATAATTTCCCATTTTCCACTAATCCACATATATTCAGTGTAATAATTATTAGTATCAGCTTTATTTTTTAAAAGATAAATAACATCATCTTTTCCTGTAGATGGCAAAGACGTAACGACTTCTTTTTTTAATTTTACAGAATTATTTATCATAGCTTGGATTTCTGATTCAGTTTTATATGTTTTGTCATTAGTTAATTGTGATAATTTAGTTGGTATTTGTGTCTTTTTTGCATAGTCAACTAATTGACCAGTGACATCTATACTAGACAAATCTTCCTTAGTGGCATAAGACTCCAAGACTTCTTGTAATTTTGGATCCGTCACATACTTTGACAAATCTCCTGCAGCTATAATTTTACTAACTTCATCTTTTGTAAGATTTAACTGATTCATTAAATCTTTTATTAGCGCTTCAGTTTTTTTTGCTTTAGTGTCCGTTGCCTTTAAAGTAGTATTTGTGCTTGTTGCAGTTTCTACACTTGTATCTAAATTACTTTTAGCAGTAGCAGCATTGCTTATACTTGTATCAAGATTTGACTTCAGCTTATTGCCATCAGTAATTTTTGTCGTTAAATCTCCAGATAAAGTATCTCCTTGACTCTTTAAATTACTTAGATTTTCTTTGGTTGTATTTGCAGTAGTTGTTACATCTTCTAAAGACTTTTTTGTACTTAAAGCTGTTGTATTTGACTTGTCTAAATTAGTTTTATTAGCTTTAGCATCTTCTATACTTGTATTTAATTCGTTACTTGCAGTCTTACCTGTATCAATTTTATTTGTAAGATCTTTAATATTTTCTGTAGCTTTTTGATTTTCAGATGTTAAGTTACTCTTTAATGTTTCAGATTCTGTCTTTGTTGTCTTTAAATTTTCTAAAGTTTTATTAGCATCTGTTTTTGAATTATCAAGTTGTCCTTTAATTTCCAAGGCTTTTTTCTTACAGTCAGCTAAATTATTTCTTGCTTCGATTCCCTCGTTGATTCCAACTTTTAGAGATGCATCAACTTCTTTAGCTTCTTCAAGGGTTTTGTCGTAATCTTTTATTAATTCCAAAGCTTCATTTATTTTTTCAAAGTCTACATAAATATTTCTGCCCACTGTTGGACCTGCTTCAAGTCCTTCCTCTATCCATAAGTCAAATATTTTAGATCCTATCTTTTGTCCGTCTTTGTCTGTGATTATAAATTGTGCTTTTTGCTTACCAGGATATTTAAGTTGAGAATTATAAACTTGGACTTTAATTTTGCCCTCAGCAGCTTCAACAATTTCCCCTTCAGAATAAGAAACCTCTTTCGAATTGGCTACATACATTCTTAATTTCATTCCAGTAACATCTACTGGCTTACTAAAATCATCAAATACTTGTAAATTAAAAACTCTTCCTGTGTCGCCCTGTACTGCAAAGAGTCGACCGTTGAAAGAGTTGTCAAACTTTAATTTAATTATTTCATTGTTAATCATATTTGCTCCTTTTACAGATTTTCAAAAATATCATCTACAGTTCCTGGTGTTTCAGCTTTAGGTTCTAGCTTTGCAATAACATCTTTAAGTGCTTTTTGTTTTTCTTCATATCCTTTATACATTTTTCTCATTGCTATCATTTGGTCATATAGGCTTTTCTTCCTATATTCCAAATCTCTTACTTCGTTTTTTAATTGGTCGATATTTTTTTCATAAATCATTGTCTCTTCTATAACTGCACCATTTTCTTTTAATTCAGTAACTTTTATTTCTTGTTTTTCCATTAATAACCTCCATAATTAAGCAGCGCTTGGATAAATATAGTTGCATCTACACGGCATCTTCCATTAGATTTTATTTCTATTTCATTCCAACCATTTTTTAAATAAGCTGTTAAATTCATTTCGTCATTATTTCCATAGACATAACCACTTCCAGAAATAGCTGCGGTTCTGTCAGTTCCATTAATATATATTTCAGTTCTAACATTACTTGCATATTCTTGGTAAATGCCAAAAACAATGTCGTGACCATGTCCTGGTATATCTACACCATGAGTATGGCTTGGGATTCTTACGTCATGGGTGTGGCTTGGTATTCTTACATCATGCCTATGTTCGGGTATATCAACCTCATGTTCGTGATAAGTAACTTTATAGATTTCAACATATCCGCCATTAGCACTTCCCTGAACATTTACTCTTGCCATTGTATCTCTTACATGAGAAGCACCATGCGAAGTTTGAACTTTCCCACCACCATAATCAGTTGATGGATAATCTCCACCACCAGAATCTGTTGATGTATAATCTCCACCACCAGAATCTGTTGAAGTTGATTGGGTTCCCTTCCATTCGGTTGCTTTTGAGTAAGCACGAAAGCCCTCGGTGTAAATTCTTAATGCTGCCTTATAGATTCTTTGGGTCTCTTTTGGAATATAAATATGCAACTTTAAAGGGTTACTTGAGTCTACATTGTCACATCTTCCATCTTGCCATGACTGCAAAATTCCATTGTCATCAAGAATTGTTCGATTCCCACTTGCATCAGTAAGTTTTAATCCATACCTACCAGATGACCAATTACCAAGTTGGACTCGTTCTCGGTTTTGATTGTCAAGGACTTGCACTCCCTTTGTGCCTGTAATTTTTACATTGTTGTATAGTTGACCTTGTACTACAACTTTTTTACCAAGAGCAGTATCTGCAAATTCATCATTTACATTTATTTGATAAGCGTTGACCTTGGCAAATTCTCCAAGAGTACCGACAATTGACTCTGCGACAACTCCTTCTCCAGTTGCCATTGTTCCCCACTTCCAAGAGCCATCAGGATTCTTTTTATCTGCAACGAGCATCTTCCCAGCACCCATATAAATTACTTTAGTTGGGTCTTGGTCTATTGGTCTATCAAAAGAGTAATAACCTGCAGGTAAATTATATTTATTACCGATTTTTAGATCATAATTATAAGCTGCATCATTAAAATAACTTGAATTTATCTCGTCCCTTAATGAATCAATATAAGAATCAATTTCTTCTTCTCTTCTTCGCTTTTCGTAGAGTTCAGATTTTAATCTTTCTCCTGCGGATCTTATGATTTTATCTCCAAACTCAAAAGATACAACTTTGTCTTTTAAAAAATCTTTTTGAATTTTAAAAACCCTAACTTTGTATCTTATATTCATGTCAGGTCTTATTATTGCAACAGTTTCTCCAAGCTCAATGTTTTCTGTCTCAAGTGCATTGGCTCTTAATTGCAATTTCGGTCTAGTGTTTTTGAGTGCATATTCAAAAGTCGCATCTGCTAAAAGTTTTGGATCTTCGATATCGTCAAAGTCAACAACTCCAATTCGTGGAGTACCGTCAGGATATCCATAAAGTTTAGTTGCTTCTTTGATTTCTATAAAGTCACTTCCTTTAGGTTTATAAACCTTGACTCCGTCTTTTTCATTTCTATAAACAAGGTCATCAAACTTGATCTTACGACTAAAACCACCACTTAAATTTCCATTTTCATCTTCAATTGGGACTCCTTTTCCACGTCCAATAAAGGCTGTATAAAGTTCATCTGTAGAAGATTCTGCTACAACTTTAACTAGTTTGTCGCCATACTCATACCACTTGCCAAAGTCTTTGGAGATTTCATCATAAATACTTATATTCTTAGATATAATTTTTCCGTCTTTAAAAAGTATTTCCGGGACAAATTCAAAGTTCCAAGTCTTAACCGCATCATAGAAAGCAGGAAGAGCAGATTCATAATAGTAGTTTTTAGATGCAATTCTTTCTGTGATATTGGATTTTAATTCCCAACCAGTTCCAGAAATTATTTTTTCAACAACTAAATTACCAGATGTGTTTTGATTTCTAATGTCCCTTACTACTGCACCCTTTAACTCGTCAAAAAAAATGTGGATACCATCAATTGTGATGTATCCACTATCTTTTGTTTTCTTTCTTATTTTATAAAACCAGAAATTATTATCTTCTTTAACTCCAAAGTATTCAGCATCTTCGTCAAAGTCTTTATATGGGAAACTTGCACTCCCCGTTATTTGACCACCAAGTTCTAATACTTGAGTATTTTCTCTAAGAAGGTCAGTTGAAATTGATTTTATTAATTTTTGTTTGTTATCAAATAAGTAAATCCCCTTCATTATATTGACCTCTCTCTGTAAGATATTTCAAAGTTTGCACTTGGTGAAACCATGACTTCATCTTCACTGTAAAGTTCAAAGTTTTGGTAATCACCATTCACAAAGTCAAGCCAGTACATCCTATTTTGACCATTGACGGTGATTTTATCTTTAGTGATTACAACTTTATCTCTATCTTTAAAATTTCCATTTAAAATAATTTTTGTGCCTTTATCTTTATTTGTAACAACAATTTTATTTGTTGCTGGTGAAGTGATTTTAATTCCTTCAATTTTTACTGGATATTTTTTGAGCTTTAACTCGTCAATTTTAGCATTAGTTTTTCTTAAGTGACCATACATAAAAGGATCCGCACAATGAATGGTGAACTTACCAAAGCCTAAGTTAGAATCATAGGCAGGGTCACTAACATTTGATAGCCTTCCTATTCTATAACCATCTTCATCGTTAAAACGAAATTTTACTTCTTCATCTGTGTACAAAATCTCATTTAATCTTCTAATCTTTTGTAAAAAATAAGCGTTGCGATAATCTGAAATCATGAAGTGAACTGTGACCTCTCTCGGTGGATAAGTCCCCCCAATTATAATATCTCCATCTCTACCAGGGACATTTACAGTTTCAAGTTTGCGTGATAAAAGTTGACGACCTTCAACGTTCACTGTCATAAAGGATTCAATTTCTTCATCAAGTAGATGCCCGTCAAATGTCAATGCACAGTGACTTAGTTCTCTCATTTTATCACCCCTTAATATGCTAACTTAAGTTCAATGTCTTTATCTTGTTCAAGGCTTATTCTGTCAACAAATGCCTTAAAGTTTTGACCACCAATACTTAAGTTCAAATTTATACATTTATCTTTATTCATTTCTTCTTCGCTGGCTTTTAAACTGTCATAGTTTAAGAAAGAATTTGTTTTAATTTTGTAGTCTAACTCATCATTTAAATCGTTTTGTCCTAACTCGGTCATGTCGTTCATTGCATTTTTTACAACTTTCAAATTGCCTGAAATACCTTTTGCCATACCTTCTGGGATCCATTTACCAACTTCATTTGCAAAAACTTTTGATGGAGAGTTAATGCCAAGTCTACTCTTAGCTGCTGTTAGAGCTTTTCCTGCAGCTTCTTTTGCAGCTGAAGTTATTTTCCCTACTCCATTTCTTATTCCTTGGGCAACTCCTTCGATGATATGTGATCCAACCTCAACAAATTTACTTTTAAAACTTGCAATTGCTGTTCTCGCTGCTTCAATAATTTCCTTGCCTGCATTGACAACATCCGCTTTCTTTTGATTAAATCCATCTTTTAATTTTCCAATAAGTTCTTTACCTTTATTTAAGAATTCCCCTGCTTTTGATTGTAAAAATGTTATTACTGCTGTGATTATATTTGTTATTGCCTGTTTTACTGCTTCTTTTTTAGCATTAAAGCCTTCCTTAATTTTGTCAATTAATTCTTTACCTTTAGCTAAAAAATCACCAGCTTTACTTGCAAGAAATTCTATAATTGCAGTAATTATTGTAACTACTGCTTGTTTGATTGCTTCTCTTAAACTTTCTATACCTTCTTTCATTTTCTCCATTAATTCCTTACCCCTAGCAAGAAATTCTGGAGCTTTCTCAATTATAAGCTTTACGAGATTTACTAAAAACTCTCCCATCTTAGCCAATATTTCTGGCATTTTATTCCATAAGCCAACTGACAAGTTTGTGGCAAGTTCCATGCCCGCACTTGCAAGTTGAGGAGCAACTGTTATTATTGCCTCAACTAACTTTAGAATGATTTCTCCTGCTTTTTCTATTATAAGCGGTATATTGTCAATTAAGCCTTTCATCAAGTTCTTAATTAGCTCTACACCACTTTGAATAAGTTTAGGTGCGTTTTGTGTAAAGCCAGTAATTAAATTTGTAATAATTTCAGCTGCTTTAGTGATTAAAGTTGGCAGACCAGTTGTAATACCTTGTGCCAGATTTTGTATAAGTTTTGTTCCCTCTTGTATTAGCATTGGTCCCATTGTTGATGTAAATGCCATAAGGCCTTCTGGAATATTTCTAAAAATTTCCATAATCATGGGAATCAAATTATCAAATACAAAGGTTTTAATTGTCATAGCTAAGTTAGCAAAGGATTGTTGCACATTTTCTCCAATTGCAATACTTCCGAGTGCATCTTTAAAAGCAGATTTCATTTGGTTAGCAGATCCACTGACAGTTGTTGCTGCTTCAAGTGCTGTCGTGCCGGTTATTTGTAAATTGTCTTGTATTGCGTGAATAGCTTCGTAAACATCAGATAAATTATTTATATCGTATTTAACACCAGTTAGCTTTTGAGCATCTGCAAGTAGTCTTTGCATCTCTGACTTAGTTCCACCATAACCTAGTTTTAGGTTATCTAACATTGTGTAGTTTTGCTTAGCAAATCCTTGATAAGCATTTTGTATATCTTGCATATTTGTGCCCATTTTATTTGCGTTATCTGACATATCTCTATAAGCCATGTCAGATACTTCGGCGGCCTTTTTGGTGTTACCTGCTGTCGATTGTAAAAGAGATGCGGCAAAAGAAGTTACTCCTTCCATGTACTCGTTAGAAGAAACACCTGCGGTCTTATAAGCTTCTCTAGCATTTTTTACTACTAAATCTGCGTTTTCTTTAAATAGTGTTTCAACTCCACCCAGAGATTGTTCTAACTTTGCACCTTCAGAGACCGATGCAGCGATTGCTTTTCCAATTCCAGCTGCTGCTACTACTGCCTTTAATTTACTAACTAAGTTTGCACCTATAATTCCGCCTGAACTTGTTCCTGCAGATTGTGATTCACCTTTTAAAGCACTGGTTATTTTTCCACTAATTCCTTTAGCAGATGGAATAATTTGCACATAAGCTTTTCCCAATTCTGTTGCCATTAATTCGCACCCCCTTCAATAATTCTTTTTCTCATTTTTTCAAAGTCCTCACTAGACATAAAACCTTGTAAATCTTCTTTATTATCTACTTCATCAAGTAATAGTTTTGGATAGTTCCTTCCTTTTTCTGCATCCTTTGTTTTAGAGTATAAAATCAAAGTTAGCCTATCCAATATACCTGCAAGTAAAGATTCTTTTACATTAAACTTACTTTGTGACATTTTCATTCTGATTCTGGAGTTTTCTCGTAAACCTTTAGCAAGTATTGCAGTTTTACTTAAAGGTAGACTTTTAAAATCATAAATATGATAAGTTTCTGCTAGATCACAAAGCAGGGCATCTTTATCTAAGTTATACATTCCAGCAAGGACTACTAGTTTTTTATTTCTGCATTTCCAGTGATTATTTCCATAAGTTCATTAGAGACTTTATCCACCGGAACTGTCCCATCCTCTAATCTTACGTGATCATATAGTTTCTTTTTCATTTCTTCACCTAGTAGCATATTTAAAAGCTTAGGTAAAAGAAGTGGATTTTCATCCACCTCTGCAAATAGATCTAATAATTCAAAGTTGTTTAAAGCATTTTCATTTATCTTATAAACAAAACCTGTACTTGTCTTTTTAGTTTCCATTACTCACCCTTCTTAATGTATTCATAATGAGTGTTACCATCTTTATCAGGTAAAGCATCAACTGTTATTTCAAATCCGATTGCATCTTCGTCAGTGTACTCAATGTCCCCTATTTCAGAGATTTCTCCATTTGCAATTACAACTCTTTTTAAGATATTACCTTTTAAAATCATGTCAATTACATAAGAGCATGCGGGTAATTGTTTAGCATTTGCCTTAACTGTGATTCCAGTTTCAATGTCACCTGTTACATTGTCTTTTCCATAAACTGTTTTTAAAACATCAATATTTATTGATTCTATTAATTTAAATTCAAAAGTATCTGGTTTTTCAGTAGATACAACTAGAACTGTATCTCCGCCCCAAGCTTTTATTTTGTCAGAGTCAGGTGAATTTCCATTTGTAAGACCATCGTCTGAAACATAACCAAGTGATTTAAATGCTTTGTCTAATTCTGTTGTTGCATCTGTAGGTAATGTTGTTCCAACCTCTGCTACATATATTGCTCCACCAATCTTAGGTTTACCAAAACTTACATTTTTTGTTTCTGCCATATTTATCTTCCTTTCTAAATTCAATATGTGATATCAAATACTGCTTGATATCTGTACTTTTTACTTGTTGTATCCGTAAAATTGTAATCAGAGTTTAGTCTGACTCCTCCAACTTCTTCGCTCCACTGCAATTTAAAGACTGCTGCCTTTAATTCTTCATTTAACTTTGCCGCCTCGTACATCGATTTTGCATAAGACTGAAAAGCAAAGCTTGCAGAATTTATTTGATTCTTTTGTCCCCCTGAAGTCTTTTCAAAGATGACATAAGATTCTGGCATGTTATCTTCTTTTTCTAAATACACTGGAACTTTTAAAGTCTTTTCTAGGTGGTTTCTTATAACTATTTCAATCATTTTAAAGCCTTCAATAATATATTTCCGTGTAGATTTCTGTAATAAGCTTCTTTAGTTTCTGGATAGACCATAGCGTTTACTCTGGTTTTACCAACTCTTGAGTTCATAGAAAATCCAGCTCCAGCTCTACTTAATACACCGCTGGCTTTTTCTTCTACAACGCTCTGCATTTCTCCACTTTGAAGAAGTCCCCTTACTCCAGCACGATTCAGTTCAAACTTAAATTTACTCATAAACTTCCACCTGAACTTTCTTATTCCAGTCAAGAGGAATTAAGTCTTCGATTCCTTGTGTGACTTTACCAAAGGTTTTAAATCTTTGACCAAAGAATTTTACTTCTCTATTTTCCCAGTTGTGGTTATCTCCCTTTGGTATTCCAAGGATGTAAACAGCCTTTTTCCCCTCAAGCTCAAGAGAGTTTACAATGTCATCTGAACTTGCTGGAGCGACTAAAACATTGTTGACTTTGATTTCTTTTTCTTCATAGACTGGATGACCAAAAAGATCTCTTTCGATCTCCACCCTATCTATTAAAGTAATTGTTATTCCCTTGATTCTCGTCATAAAAATCAATCACTCCATATCTTTGATTTCTTAGTCCAAGTCTTGCAAGTTCAGACCTCTTTATAAAAAGACCACCACCTGGTACGAGAAAAGTTCCAGACCAAGAATAACCTAAAGCAGATTCTGAAGACTGTGTCATTGGCTCCTGGTTCGTAGATGTCATTAGAGTTCTTCCAACTACATCTACAACTACTGACTTAAAGACATTCTTGTAATTTTCATCTTTTAAAAGTTCTTCCAAGTTCTTACCAACATTATCTGCTTCAAGCCTTATAGATGATTCAATAACTGGAATAAGTTCAGCCGCTCTTTCAGATTCTTCATTCGTAAGATTTCTAAAAAGCTTATTTACATCATCAACTGTAGTGTAAGCCATGTTACTCACCCATCATTAATTTAATTAAGTCTTCTTTTTTTGCTTTCTTGTCATAGTCAATTCCAAGTGCTTCAAGTTCGTTTATGATTTCTTCTTTTGTCAACTCAGATGAATCTTTCTTCACTTCTTTTTTAACTTCTACTTTTTTATCAGAAACTTCTTGGGTTTCATCTTTTTTTTCATACTCAATCCATTGACCACCATAAATTTTTGAGGGACTATCTAGGATAGCCCCAGTCTTTTTATTAAAGTATCTCATTTAATCATGCTTCCTTAACTACTGCAAAGGATTCTGGTGCAAGAATTCCCCAACCAAGGTAAGCTTCACATCTGATGTAGATTTGGTTGTAGTTCTTAAGGTCTTTACCGCTTCCGTCTGGATCCCCATATTGAATAATTTCTAGTGGAATTTGTTTTGCATAACCCCATTTAAAAGCATTAGCAAAATCTCCAACAATTGCTCTATTTTTTCCACCATTGGCAATAGTAGAGTTAACATCTGCTCTTAGACCATTAACAAATTCTGGACTTGCACCCCAAGCAAGTTCTGGGAATTGTTTTACTCCATTTACTTTTAATTTAGCAAGAGCAGTTGCAAATGCTGGTGCCATTGCAAGACCATTTACTTCTCCATCTGCACCTTGAACCATACCTACTGCTGCTTCAACATTTGTGTCTGGATCTGCTTCAGTGTAAGTTACTGATTGAGTAACTTTCTTTTCAAAGCAGTTGTTTCCAATAATATCAGATGCAGCTTTTGAACGAGGATTGATTCCGTGGATAGCCATAAGGTCAAGACCTTTAGCAAGCTTTCTTGCGAATCCTTCGTTAAATGCTTTTAACATATCAATTTTCACTTCATCTGATGCATGCATAAATTCATCAGATACTCTTGCACCATATTCAACTTTTAAAGGTACGATTGTTACAGGGTCAATGGTAATTCCACCATGAGATTTCTTTCCATTTTCAGCAACAATATCAATTTCAGAATCCATTGAAAATACAAATTGTTCAGTACCATTAAATGGAATTGCTTCTTGTCCTGATAAGGCTGCTAAAGATGATTTACCTTTAACCTTGTTGATAAGGTCATTAATTAGTTGTTCGTTAAATAAATTTGCTTTTGATAAAACTTCTGCCATATTTTTCTATCTCCTTTTAATTATTTTCAAGGTTTAAACCTTGAAGTAGTTCTTTATATGCTCCACTTTGTCCCTTATTTATTTCAGGATTTTTTAATGGTGGCACAACTTCTTTCTTCTCAAAATACTTTGAAAGACTCTTTGCATCTTCAAGCATTTCTTCTTCAGTTTCTCCTTGAATTCTGCCAGCTAGGTTATAAGGAATTTTATTTTCTAGTGCAATTTTTCTTTGCAGTTCAGATTTTTCATATCCTTTAATTCTTCCTTGTAACTTTTCAATCTCTGAATCTTTTTCAGATGCTTTTTCAAGGTTTGCCTTTGCTTCAGCATTTTCAGATTTAAGTTCTTGAATTTGAGTTTCATAAGTATTTATTTTTTCTTTGTACTCATCTTCAACCTTAGATCTTTCTCTCTTAAGTCTTTCTGCAATTATTTTGTCTAACTGTTCTTGTGTTTCTATTACTTTAAATTCTGTCATTATATCCTCCCATTTTCCCATGTCTGGTAATTTTTATATTAAAAAAGCAACTCTATTGAGTTGCTAATTAATAACTTATTTTTTGTTTTATTTGTGTTTTGCCTTCTTTGCAAATCCAGTGTGCCAACAAAGCACTATCCATAAGGACTATGTCCATGTCTTCAAACTGACTTTTATACCCAAAGCCACCACTTGTTCCTATTGGTCTTTTGTCGCAATTGGTAACTACTTGAGTAAGTGATGGTTGGTCCATGTGGCACAAAGTTTTGGAATAAATCGCTTCTTCCCACATCGAATTTGCAATTATTATTTCTTTTACAGTCGGTAAGATTACATTTCCAAGTCCTTCTTCTTTTAATTCTTTTGATAAGATCTCTTGTCTTGAAGCACCATCAATAACAATTCTTTCTACATCAATATTCTTTAAAAAGTCTATAACCCAATAGTCGCCATTTCTGATGTTTTGACAGTCTATTGATTCAACAAAAATTCTATTTGAAAGTGTCTTTACTGCAATTGATAAAGCCACGTTAGTTCCATCTTTGCCAAATTTTATTCCTGCATAAAGTTTTCCTTTAAGAGTAGGTAACTTCTTAACTTTTAAAGCTTCCCACTCATATTCAGAGATTGCAGATTTCTGATTGTATCTTAACCATAAACCAAGCCTCTGGATGTTAAAATCCGTTTCATCTGGACCTATTTCTTCTTCAATTGCTCTTTCTGTAAGTTTGTATCCTAATGATGGATTTGTGAGATACCAAAGATCTTTATCATGGATATCACTCATGTCTTCTACAGACCATTCAGCCCAACCATTGTGTTTTCTTCCACCAGATAGGATGGACTCACGGTATTTTGTAAATACTGTTCCACCAGAAACCATTGTTGGTGGAGTTCCACACATTATGGTCATTGGATTGTCAGAGTCTGTTACTGTATATTTAAGTGCCGACTCTTGATCGTCTGTGTACTCTTGAGCCTCGTCTATGACTAACATATCAAATCCTTCCCCAAGACCACCAGTAGATGTCCTTGTTCTGAATTGTATAACTCCACCGTATTCAGTGAGTTCAATTCTCTCTTGACCTTTAGCCTTGATTGACGAGAAGTTTTCTTTATCTACAAGTCCCATGTCTTCAAGGTATTTTTTCATCTTCTCAAAAGATGAGTGTGAAGTTGAAATCCTGTGGGCTGTGTGTAAAATATTTAGTCCATGAAATAGTCCCCAAAGTTCAGCCATGTAGACCACTTCAGTTTTACCATTTCTTCTTGGTACTGCGTAACCAAATTTTGAGTGAGTCCAAAGGTCCTCATTATTCATGGCAAATAAATCATTTACCATTTTTTCTTGCCAAGGAAAGGGACTTCGACCAGTTTTTTTATAAAGCTCTACTGCCTCATTCCCTAGCGATTTCTTATAATCTAAAATTACCGACTTAGTGGGAGTTTGACTTCCATATTTTTTCAATGTTCCAAACTCCTTTTATAAAATTAATCGTGTGAATTTGCGTGTGATTTTTACACGATTAACTCACGATTATTTACGATTATTTCCACTAAAAAAGCACATCCAACATTTTGTTGTCAGTGTGCTGTTAATCTTCTATTATTTCAAATTTTTCTGGATCATATAAATAATCTTCACCCGTGTCATCGATTATCCTTATAAATCCTTTTTCAAACCCTAAAGATTCATAAATTTTATTTTTTGTAAGTGAGATTCCCTCACTCTTCCCTAAATATTTAACTTTCATCTTCAAAAATCCTCTTTAATTTAATTTCTTCTCTCTGGCCATTTGCCTCATACCAATGTATTTCTGCTTTTAATGTTTTTCCTTTAAATTTTATTTTTGTAGTACCACTAATTTTTTGCCATTTATTTTTGGGATGCCTATAAAAACTTTCTAATCTTGGAGCATCTCTTATTGGAGTTTTTACCCCTTGTCCAGCTATAACAATAACATTTTCAACTTTCTGACTATCAAATTTAACATGGTCTGAACCAATAAATTTTATAGGATAATTTTTCCCCGAACCTTTTTTAAAGTCATCTGTAAACAAGTTGTCTTTAGTCAAAGTTTTGGGCTTTTCAGAAAATTCTTTTCTTGCTTTTATTTTATCATCTTTATTTATATTGGTCCATTTTTTAGACCATACATCTTGCTTCTTACCGTTTCCAGGTAAATAATCAACTGTGCAGTTGCAGAATCTGTGTCTTCTATAAACATCCTTTGGAACATCAGGATATTCATAAACTCCTACAACTTCTTTACACCAGTCACAACAACTGCCGACTTCTTTTCTCACTATCTTAGGAGTTAAACCTGATTTATATTGAAAATCAGCGTTTGTTTTAATTGTGTCATCAACTATACTTTGTGTAAAGTTTTTTATTGGTTCTTCTAGTAACCATTTACCCTCTTTGAAGTCATCATATTCACACATTTTGTTGACTATCCCATCTATTCTGTCTTGATTTAATTCGGGTTTAATAGCTTTTAATGAAATATTAGATTTTTTATTTAAAACCTCTTGGACATTTCTTGAATAATCGCTTACTATATCATAATTACTTTTCATATTGGGTTCAATAAGTCTTTTAGCAATGTTGTAATACATTTTATTATCAGGAAGTACATCCTCTGTGATTTCATTTTTAAAAACATCAGCTAATATATTCCCAACTTCAATTGCAAACTCGTTAGAATCAAGGTGTGTGGCTTTACCAGCTTTAAGAGCAAGTATTTTCTTTTTCAAAACTTTACTTTTTTCAGTTTTATTTTTAAATTCATTTTGAATCTTTTCTAAAAGTTCAGGAACTATATCTTTATTCATGATTTATTCCCGTTAATTCAGAAAGGCTATCTTTATCAAAGTATCCTGGAATTGCTTGATTAATTTTTATTGCTGCATCTCCAATTCCTGATAGGGTTGCAACATCTGGTTCAAATACTGGATACCACTTTGGTTTTGTTAGATAAAATTGATTTCTCAAGTATGGGAAATCATCTTCTATACACCTTGCAACATAGCCGACATTTAAGAATCCGCTTCCAAAACACCTTTGGGCTTTTCTTGCGGCAATTCTTAAGGTTTCATGACTTGCTTTTATTGCTTCAGCACTAGATGGATTGTCTGTAACAAAACCTAGGTCATCAAGTGTAAGCCCTGTTTCTCCAGCAAAGCCAGATGCAAGAGTTCTTAGTTGTTCAGTAAAAGGACTCATTGAAGGCTGTGTAAATTGCCCCAACTTTGGACTATCTCCATCAGCATCTTTTGTAAATTGCAAGAAACTTGATATTGTTGCCTTCCATTTCTCCATTGGCTCAGCATCTTGAGATAAACCCACAATGTACTTTTGCGGGAATGAGTAAAACTCTGCTGTGATATCTGCCCTTTCTAAAGTTCTCTTTGCGTGTTGTTGAAAATAAATTGCAGGTCTTGTTATTCTACTTCTACCAAAAGGTCTTACTGCATCTGGTCTATGAATAATTGGTACAAGCGCAGGAACATTTGTAGGGTTTTCAATTACATTTACTACTTTGTCATCTGCATAGATTATTGTTCTATCTGGCAAGAAGTAAGCTTCTAAAATCGCCTTACCGTTTTTATCTCTGTCTAAAACTGCGTAACCCTCTTTAAGTAGTCCGGTTATTGGATCTATTTCTCCAGTTGCGTTGGATCCTTCGATTATTTGTAATCTTGCTTTTCCATTTTCTTTGGAAATGTAGACAAAACAGCATGAACCTATAAGTGCAGATAATATTGCAGAATCGAAGAATACGTCTGGATTGTTAAGATTAAAGATCTCATTTAAATTAAAGTTGTCATTTTGAAATTCTTTAAAAACAAGTCTATCAGCCAGTGAATCTACTGCCTTTGAGCACCAACCTAAGACTGCTCTATACTTTTGTCTTATACTTGGTGGAATTGTTATTCCAATATCCTGGTCTTGATACTTTGAATCATAAAGTTTGTATTTTATATCTACTCTTTGTTTGTGATTTTCAAGTTTCTTTCTCATATCTTCAATCATTTCACCAACTCCTTTCTTATTTTTTTGTTTTTATGGTTATATTGTCAACCTTTCGCGAGAAAAAATGTACAGTGACGGCCGAACTCCCGGCGAGCTAAGGGAGAGGGAGTTATGCCCCCTTATATTGTGTCCAGTCTGTGGACAAAGGTAAGTTTCTGTTTGAAATAACATCACTTTTAAATGTGTCTCTTTCTTTCAGTAGCTTGTCTGACTTTTGCCTGTTACAAGTCCAATGTGCCAACTGCAAGTTGTCTATATCACTTGGATGTCCACCTTTAGATACTGGAATGATGTGGTCTATGCATGGGCTCATTGGATGTGGAGCCTTAAGACTCATATCAATAGGCTTACCACAAATGCCACAGACGTTCTCTGACTTAAGTAATCTTTTCTTATTCCTTTCAAAGGCTGCACGATGTGGCCCTTGTCTATCAGTTCTCATTTTATCAATCCTTATAAAGTAAAAGACACCTAGCTTAACTAAGTGCCCTTCATTTGAAATATCAAGTTTAATATTGTTTTACATACCAGCTTCCCACCCCTAGCCTAATCAATGTATGTACTTCCCAACGCGTGCCCTCCATAAGGTTACACACGCTAACCTACAGATAGACAAGATAAGTAAAAGAAAATTAAATGGTCATCACTTTTGGCAAATTTGAAAGGAGGTAAACATGTCCTATCTCTCTATCTCTAAACTCTTCCTAGCTTATATTAAAACATAAAATTATTTCCCCGGTGTTGCAACATTACCAAATTTTGATATTATCTCTTCTAACTTTTGAATATCTTTTGAAATAAAAGAAGCTGGTATATGAACTATTTTCCAATCAAAACCTAAGCAAAGTTGTATTGTTGCTTCCCTGTCATCCTTGTAAATATTCTTATGATATAATTCTCCATCAATTTCTATAACGGTCTTGATATCTTTTAAAGCAAAGTCTACTTTATATCTACCAATCTTTTGTTGAGGTATGACCAAATGGCCTAATCTAACAAGTTCTATAGCAACCATTGCTTCTGGAATACTATCATAATCATTTAACCTGGTCCTTGCTAATCTTATTGCTTCTTCATAATCATCAAAGTTTTTCACTTGCTTACTAATTTTTTCTACGGCTGAATTAAATCTTTTCTCCCACTTAGTTTCAACATCTATATATTTGTCTTCATAAGCTTTCTTTTTCCTGGCTTCGTTACGTTTACATATAGGACAAAGATAAACTTTATCGCCATTATAAATTTGCCTTTTTATTATTGCTCCACACTCACTACAAGGTATTAAATAAATAATCGCTCCATCTTTTCTGCCTCTTCCGGGACCTCTTTCTGATTTTATTCCATCTCTTCTAGCATAGTATTCACTTAAACTTTCTGTCATATTAAATCAAACCTTTCTGCAACCTCATGGATAAATTTACTTTTGTAACGACCGTAAGTAGATCTATCTGCATCTAGAGGGTAAGCTTTATATTTTGTTATATTATCCCAAACTCCTTTTTGATATTCAGTTGGAATAATATCCAAAGACTTCTCTATAATTGTAACATAATTAATGTATCTATCTCTTTTTATAACTTTATTTAATACAGGGTCCCCCACATAATTAGTTTTTATAAAGAAGTTAATATCACTACCAGAATTAGAACAAGTTAAAGAGTTTTCCAGTTCTCTTTTTATTCGTTCATAATCTCTAATTATCCAAAGAGTTTGATGATAGATAGCTTTTGGAAGTTTATATCTGTTATTAATTTTTCTTTGATAATCTCTGCTCAAATCATCATCTCTCACTTTCTTTCAGTTCTTTTTTTTTTTGTCATTCGCATCTCCTGTAATCAAATGTTACAAAATTACATTTTTTATTTGTAACACTCAAGTTTGTTGATATTACAACTTTCTAATCCAAAATCTAGTGTGTTACAAAATGATCACTAAAAGTTTTTTATATTATATTACTCGTTCGTGTGAGTGAGTAATTTACAAAAAAGTTTTAATAAAATTTCTTTAAATTTTGTAACAAAAATAAAGAATATAGTAATTGCAATACTTTGAAAGGTATAAAATGTTACAAAATGTTACAAAGTGTTACAAATTAATTTAAAAAATCCATTCAAACGTTGGAATTATCTTATTCTTGTTTTGTAACACTTGACAACAATAATTATTCAGTGAGGGTAAAGCATCTCGCAGTCTTACCATTAATACGTTTGACTCTTTTTACCAAACCAAACATATCCTGCAAAGTATCCCCAATCATATTCCTATTAAAATTGACCGCATTGTCCTCGCACCATTGCTCATAGTCATCATAAACATCCTTAATAGGTTTACCTTCGAAGTCCTCTTTTGTCATACCGTCAATATAATCAAGTGCAGGATTATTCTCTCTGTGATATTTTTCATTAAAGTCGTTCACTTTTTCAGATTCAGTAAACTTTCCTTGAGAATATAAGCGTTTATATCCTTCGACCATCAGCCTAACCCAATATCTCAAAGCCTTTTCATTAGTAAGCTTAGTAATAAACTTTGGATCCTTTTTCTTAACCTTAGTATACATAGGTAACCATAAAACTCTTCTCTTATAAGACTCCCCTTTTTCCCATGACTTCAAAATATGATTAGAAGTAAATATCAAAGATCCCGTAAAAAACATATCTTCAGCGTTCTTATATAACTCCCTTGTAGAAATAAAATCACAAGTTGATAAATTCTTTAAAGCTTTCATGTCCTTGTCATTAATAGCCTGGTCTTGAATATCATCACCAAGATTCGCAAGCTTACCCTTGAAGTTGGGTAAATACCTTTCATCAGTAAGTTCAGTGATAGACATTCCACTGACATTCTTTGGATTTAAAATAGTCTTGATAATCTGTAACAAAGTTCCCTTACCATTACCACCATCACCAACAAAGATAAAAAACTTGGCAAGCAGTCTTTTAAACTCTGGATCTACAATAAGCGTATGTCCTAGTATCTCAAATAACAACTTCCTATATTCCTCATCTCCACCAGTAAGATGACAAATATATTTATCAACATCTTCAACTACTTCAGCGTTTTCGTCATAATCAATGTCAATCTGATAAGGTGTGAACTCATCAAGAATTAATTCTCTGAATTTACCATCTCTTAGAAAGCCATTCCTAAACCTAATGTCAAATATTTCCCCTTGGTCTATCTTCTTACACCTATACTTCATCTGTTTTATAACTTCATCCACATATCTTGTTTTTTGTCGTCCAACTCTTTCAAATACTTTCTTTTGCAGCAAGGACTCTTCAAAAGCATAATCATCAGCATATTTAAAATAATACCTCTGCCCATACTGAATAAAATTCAAATCATTGAGTAACCATGTAGCAATCTCATACTCATTATCCTTTTCAGCAGTAACCACCATTTCCCTTGTTATAGTCTCAAGTTCATCTGGCGATAAAGGCTCTGCAAAGATATTCTCATTAACAAAAGTTATAATCTTTCTCCAGTCCTTAGTGTCTGCTATCTGATTTCTCAACTTGAAGAGACTATTATTTCTACCTTCACCTTCAGACATACCATATAAGACATCATACTTTTTATTACTATTAAAAATAAACGGCGCATCTTCCCTTATACCTTCGTTGTCAATCTCTCTTAATTTCCCATTTCTTTTTATAGTAACTGCCTTAGTGTTCCCACTATGTTTTATCTCATACTCAAAACCTAAGGGACTAACTCTATTAGCCCCTCTTTTAAAATTACTAGGTTTCTTAAAATAAAAGTGTACTCCTCTATCAGTCCAAACTGTTTGAGTCTTTATATCAAAAGTAACAATTAATTTTTTAATAATATCCTTCGGAAGATGGTCCACATCAATAACATAGTCACTATCTTCTAGGACCCAACCCGCATCATCAAATTTATCATGAAAGTCGGACACATCGGCCAATTCGTTAGAATACTTTTTTCCTTTTTCAAATTCTACATACAAACTCTCACCCCCTTTTCATTGTTTCAAGGTGGATTTATAAGTCCTTCTCATTCACTTTATAATGCTCATATCTGCTTTAATTAAATTATCTTTAAAATCTGTAACCCCTTTTAAATATCCGTCCAGATAATCTTTTGATATTTTTCCAAGTTCATACTCTTTTTTTAAGTATTTAATTTCAAAGTCCATACCGTGGTAATTCAGTATAATAAAGCCTTTAACCTTATCTTTAAGAGTTAGTTCCTTAGTTTTCATTCTTCCACCTCTATTTCTACTACACTTAAATCACTAGCACTAAACCCCTCTGAGTCATAAACAGGGTTTAAAACTACTTCAATCATGTCTTTGACATCTCCATTGACCCAAGTATCATCTGTTTTCAAATTAAAAGTTATCTTAAACTGCTTCATACTTCTCTCCTCATAGACTTAATGTGACTACTTCTAAACCAGTGATTGTCACGCCCATTTTGTTCTTGCTTACAGTGGTAATATCCCCCTTCATAACAAGTTCCTTTTTCTAATATCCCTATATACTCATCATTGTCATAACATTTAACCTTTACTTTTTCCCCTAAAAAACTCTCAACTGCTGATTTTTTCATAATTCCACCTCAACAATTCCTCTGTATTCGTATGTTATTAAATATCTCATATTAGTTATTCTTTTTTTCTCAAGGAATTTTTCTGCTTCTTCTTTGCTGTCAAAATAGAATTTATTTTCAGGGTATGTGTCAAAATACTCTATAACTAAATATTTTTTCATAATTCCACCTCATATGTGTCTAATACGTTTAACAATCCCTCTTTTACTCTTTCTGAAATAAAATCTACTGTTTCATCTCTATCCACTATATCGGTCATATCCTTTTTAGCGTCAACTATCATTGTTTCTAATACAAATCCAATACATTCAAAAACAGCGGTTTCCCAATTATCGACAATCCAATCTCTAAAATCTTCTTGTGGTGTGTTTATATCTACTGTTGGTGTCAAGCTTTTATCATCTATCACTCGCAAGCAAAAATCTCTATATTTTTTCGGCATAGTAGATTCGCCAAGTTCAAATCTTATTCTTTTACGACTTATTAAATCGTTTAAATCAATTGTCACTCTTCCACCTCGTCTAATATTTCTTTTATTCCCATCTCTTTAAATTTTTTTGTATCAAATTGTAGTACCACTGTAGATCTACAACATCTTTAAACTCGTCAAAGTCTTTTAAGTCATCATTATACAAGTACATACTCTTTGGAGTGTCGGCAAACTTCACTAGACCGTCATCTTGACGTTTTTTTAAGATTTCTATGCCTTTACCCTTACAAGCAAAAACACGATTGATTTTAGTTGATAATAACCTATCGGGCTCATCTGCTCTCACTACTCCTTTGTAAGTTCCACCTGCTTGCAAGATATATTGAAATAAAAGTGGATTATTAATATTCTCTGTCAAAGTTTCATCAATTCTTTTACCATAAACAAGAAAATCAACAAGAGCAATGTGAGTTATCCTAATATCATTATTGGCAAAGAACCTGTTATCATGATATTTATTAACATCTCCGCCTTTAACCTTAACCTGGTCCTTATCTGTAACTGCAATATAATTATTTACATCCTTTTGAATCCAGTGTTTAAAATAATCTACCCCAAGAGTCAAATTAAATTCCTTTTCCCATTCTTCTTTGACTCTCATGTCAGCATTACCAATTAAGCTATATGCCACACCATCAGTATTGATATTAATAACCTGTGCACCAACATTCGCAAGTCGTCTTGCAAGTTCATATACAGCAATCTGACCATTCACGCAGATACTGTATGCCAAATGAGGATTATTAAGTTGGGAATACTTATTGTTTAAAAGTCCATAAGTTGAATTTAAAATCAACTTATAAGGTGCTTGTTCTTTCTTTTTTCCTGCATGTTTAAGTTCAAGCCTATACTTTAAAATCCTTTGATATTCTAAGGTCTTATCCCTTAAACCATTGAGATTTATCAAAATATTAGGATACATGGAGTTAACATCCATCAACCTTACATTATCAGCCTTAATAAATCCCTTGGGCGCACCGTGAAGTCCACCCCAACCAAACTCAATAACATTGTCAAATTCTTCAATAACGACTTTTCTTTTTTTAAACTTAAAATCAATTGAATGAGATAACTCACTCCACATGTTTTTGACTTCCTCGTCGACATAGTCCATAAACTCATCTTTAACATGTAAACCCTGTCTCAATTTATCCTTAGATCTTAAGAGTTGACCAACAATTGATGTAGTATTCCACTTATAAGCTTTTTCTTGTAAGTTCTTATCCCCAATCATGTTAACCAGTGCATCTTTACTGGAAAAATATTCATGTCTCATTTTAAAAACTTCAATCGTCGCTTTAACATCATATTCACAGTACTTTACAGTCTCAAGATTTTCCCCTGGAGTAAGCGGTCTATCAATATTAAAATCAACATCGGATTCAACAATACTCATTCCCATATTGCCTTCAATTTTTTTAAGTCCAGGTCTTGATACGTCAATTTGTTGCATACAGTCAATAGTCTTACAACATGATACTTTTTTCATGTTTATTGTGGATTTTTTGTTGATGATACTGTCATTCCATGACTTGATGACTCTCTGCCTTTCTTCTAAGGTCTTATTATCTAATGCAGAGTCAATCATTGCTTGAATAATGTAATCATCATAATGATAATTATTGTAACCAATTAAGGTTTTATCTCTTATAAAATCCTCTAGTCCATTGAAGCCTACAGAATTAATCAAACCTTTATCAATATACTCTCCTAGTCCGTCAAGACTAGAAGAGTATATCTTAATAGTTTCACCATCTATATTTTTAAAAACTACTAGAGAATTGTACTTAAAGACTTCCACGTCATAAAAATACAAGTCTTTCATAGTAACACCTTAAGCCCACTCTGGAGTTTTTATATCACCATAAGCATATTTTTTAAATGCTACTTTAATTTCTACCATAATCTTTTTTCCAACAATTTCTTCAGCTTTTTCTAGTGGTATACCGAACTTTTCTTCAAACTTTTTATATTGCTTTCTTTGTTTTTGTGGATTTACGAACCATTTTTTAATGCTTTCTACATAATCACTGTACTGCATCTTTGTTTCATGCAATTTATCTTTATACTTGTACTTAATAGAAATCTTTTGTCCATCATCAGTAACAGATTCAATTGTGGTTTCAAAAATTTTACCTTGGTCTTCTTTGTCAAATTTTTCTATTACTTCAGCTTCCCACATTGAATTAAACTTTTCATAAGTCCAAACATCAAACTTGTCACCAACTCTACTGGAAAGATTATCATAATCTGTATCAAAGTATTCCTTACACCATTCATCAACTTTGGTAGCTTTCTCTTCACTGTCGACAAAGTTTCCATCTTTATAATCTTGACGATTGAAATTAACTTCTAAAATCTCTCCAGCTTCCATATCTAAAAATCTTAAAACTGCTTTTTTCTTTTCATTTTCATAAACAACTTCAACTAATTCTAATTTTTCTCTTAACATTACATTTCCTCCATATCAAATTCAATATTATTTTCTTTTAACAACATTTCAGCTAACTTTGCATCTTTTTCATCTTTAATCTTAAATATAAAGATCTTCTTAACTTTTAAATCTTCATTTTTTAATATTTCTTCTTGTCGTTTAACTGCTTCTTTATCAATTGCTACATGATTCATAGCTTCGGTAACGTCTTGTGAAAAAGTATAAGCACGAATAAGTTCTTTAGCATCTTCCATACCTGATAACAGTTTCAAGTCTTTCTCCCACTTTTCAAGAGTTTCAACCATTTCTTCTTCTACTTTTTTCAAAGTAGTAGTTTTGTTAAGATGCTTACTTTCCAGGAAGTCAACAAAAGTCATTACTTTTGCATACTCATAAGCACCGATTCTCTTATCCCAAATTTCTTGGATCTGCGCTTTCTTTTCTTCTCTTTCTTTTTCTTCAAGATACCTTACTTGACTTCTTACAAGTTCATCAGCTTCTTTTACAATTTTTTCTATATTTTTAACTTTTTTAGCAAACTCATCATATGGCTCTAAAATTGCCATCTTGATTTTGATTCTTCTATCATTTAATTCCTTGATTGCTTTATTTGCTTTAGCTAGTATCTTTTTATTTTCCTTGATATTATTCTCATTAACTTCTAAAGTTTTTAAATATTCTGCAACTTCGGTAGCTTGTGCCAATAAGTTGTCATACTCTGGAAAATCAATAGATCCAACTTGTAATTCAATTTTTAAATTATCTAACTCTTTTAATTCATTCATAATTTTTTACCTCAATAAAACCTAGAACTCTTGTGGAGTTCAACATATAAACTTTCTCTATCTTTCCTATTCATGAAGTAGAAAACTCTACTCTTTTGACTGCTCAAATGTCTCATGGCACCTTGCCAAGCATCGTAACCATAAAGCTTTTTTGATTTATTTCTTATAAGTTCAATTTTCTTCTCATCATAGTTGGACTCAATAAATAAATAATCATATTTAACCTTTGGCGCATGTTCCAGGGATTGAGTATCAGTAGCATAAATAAGCTTTTTATCATCTTTTGTTACTACAAATCCATGGCAAGGAACGTCATGTACACATGGAAAAGACTCAATAATTCTATCTTTTAACTTAATCTTGGTAACATCTCCCACCATCTCATCAATATGAACTAATCTTGCCACATCATAATTTCCAATTGTCTTTATCCTTGGAAAGTCCTTAACTATCTTTTGAAAAGTCTTAACATGTAAATGGTCACTGTGTCTGTGAGTGACAAAAAGATATTTGATGTCATATAATTGATCTTTCAGCTTGTTATAACTAACACCACAGTCAAATAACATGTCATCAATAATTACTGCATTGCCCTTACTTCCACTTGATATAATCTTGTAATCAATAAGTCTCACCTGTACTTTCTTTCATGAGATCCATGAGAAAAGAATTATCAACAAATAAATAATCTTTTAAATTTTTATAAAAATATTCAAAACATTTCTGTCTCTTATAGTTCTCATTATCTTGTTCATTGCAAATTATCTCTTGCATATCTTCTAGGAAATACCATTCATTAATGACACTTTTGAGTGCAAATTCTAGATTAGAATTAATCTCGTCATTTAATATCACAGCTGGACTAACATTATCCTTCTTCATTAACTCTCACTCCTAAAATTAAACCTCTAAGTTCATCATCTTCATAAACCTGACAAATATTTCTGTAAACATCATTACAAAAGCTGTAGATCTTTAGTTCAAAACCCTTGTCATACCATTTGAGTTTCTTCTCATCTACATACATGTAGACATTTTCATCACTTGTTTCTAGTTTTAAAAGATCCCTGTGTTCTAGACTTGGTAACTTAGAAACTTTTACAACCTCTAGCCCAGGTTTTCTAACGTTTTTATAAAAAGTTAAGTCCTGAATTTTTAAGTTAAATGGATGGTCTTTAGGTATTGCCCAAATAGAATAACCATCAGTAAACCAATCAAATTTTTCATTCTCATCTTCAAAATCAGCTTTTACAATTCGTCCATCTTTACTCATATATATTTTTATAAACTCTGAATATAATTGTTTTAATTTCACTTTTTTATCTCCTCAATCTTCACTATTCCGTAAGCTATTTCATGCACAGTAGCTGAAAACTTATAATTTAAACTTTGAAATACAAACAATCTATCGTGTTTTTCAATTAACCTTCCACTTAAAACCTCATTTTTACCTTTTGATTTTTTAATATTAAAATTAAATGAAACCTTATATTTCTTTCCAACTTCCATTGAAGCAAGTCTATTTTTTCTGTCGTTTATTAATTTTGCTTCCTTGAGGATCTCTTCTTTCTTTTTTATCTCATCTTCTTTTCTAACTTCTACTATTAATTCTTTTTCTATCTGTATTATTTCGTCCTTTGATTTACCAAAAAGATTACTTAATTTTTTATAAGCATTCTTTGGAATTGATTTAACCCTTTTATTTATAACTGAAGATATTACGGCTGGTTTTATTCCACACAGTTCGGCAATATACATTTGAGTTCCCATAAGTTTTACTAAATCACTAACTGATTGTCTAAAATCATCATCGAATGCAACAGTGGTATTAGATTTTATATAAATAAGTCATCACCTTTTACTTTCATAATTAGCGTGATATAATTAATCAAATAAACATTTTGTTTCAGTCCTGTAACTTTGCATGGTGGCAGGACTTTTTTATTTGCTTTTAACATGGTAAATCCTCTTGTTTGACAAACTGTCCGTTAATAATTCTTCCTTTTCTGTTAGCTATTTCTTTGTAAGCAGCTTCAACGCATTCGTTTAAAGTTAATGAATATAAGTTAGCAATTCCCATCAAATTCATAACAGTCATTCCAATAGAATTCTCTGTGTAACCTATAGTAGCAATTTCCCTCATACAAGATGCGATTGCCTTAATCATGTTTCTTTTATCACCCTTTTGGAAAGAGTATCTAATATCCTTAAAGTCTTTCTCTGCTTTCTTGTAGATTTCCACCAAGTCCACCTTATTTTGGACTAAGTTCCCAACAATTAAAGTTACATAGACATCACCGATACTGTCTTTTATCAAGTCATCTTTATTCTTCGAGATCCCTATGATAAGTTCAGCAAACTCTTCAGCAGTCTTAACAGATTGGGCTTCCTTAGTTGCTTCTTTATCAAGTTTTCTTTCATGAGCCCATCTCTCTATATATTGATTTAATTCTTCTAATGTTTTCATTCTTTCTCATCTTCCTTTTCATATACTTCCATCATTCTTTCTAAGTAGTCTTTAGCTTTTACCAAGTCATGATATCCACCCTTATTGTTAAATCTAACAAGGTATTTAAGAGTGTTGAAAAGAAGTATGCTTTCTTTAATTGATAAATTGTTGTTTTCAACGATTGAAACGATAGTGTCCAATGTATCTTGACCGTTTATTCTGTAGTAATCAGGATTGTTTCTCATTGGTAACGCTCCAAGTCTTTTAATTTTTCGTTTATTGTTATTCTGTTTCTGTTTATTTGCCTTGTGTTGTAATATAAATAAACTTCGTCATCATCTTCATTTTTTGTTGCTCTTATAAAATCTTCTTTAATATCTTTTAATAGTTCTTCTGCTACTAAGATGTTGTTTAATAATTCCCTTTTTGTTTTCACTTCTCCAACCTCTCTTTCAATACTTCCAAAGTAGGAACCTTTGTAATTTTAATTGGATCTTCAAGGTCATCCGATAAGTCCACTTTAATATCAATCATTCTTGTAAGTTCCCTGTCCATCTCAAACTCATCTTGACCACTTGCAGATATCAAAATATCAACATCAGTCATAGTCAACAAATTATCCAAACATGGATAAGATGAATTGAGACTTATAACACTTCCTCCCTGGTCTATCAGTTCTTTTGCCAATGGGATTCCAAGGACATTGGATTGATTAATTATTACAACTGTCCTTCCTTTGACATCTCCTATAACTCTCATGATAGCTTCAGCAGTGATAGTTAATTTCCCACTTCCTATTCCCTCAATATCGCAAGCTTTGTTATAACTCAAAAATGTTTTAATGTTTTCATAGTCCCTATCATTCATTGGTTTTAGTACAAGGATTTTATCCATTGATATATTTGGAATGTTTTCAACATCAATTATCCTTGCGCCTGGTATTTGCTTTTTAATAGCTTTGAGATAGGAGTCTCTACCTTTATCTTTTATTGATTTTTCATATATGACTGTTAATTCCTTCAATCCGTCACCACTTCCACAAACTCAACACCGCCAAACATACTTCTAAAATTTTTATCCCAGTATTCTTGAGCTATTTCCTCTGCATTTTCTTGATTCTCTGCTTTAATGTCAATTTCTTCATAAGCAAGGATATTAAATCTATAAGCTTTCATTTCTAATCTGTGACCTCAAATTTTACATCAATTAATTTGCAAGACTCCATTCTGCCATCATCAGCAAAAAAAAACATTTCGTTTAATCCCTCTTTGATTAACTCTTCATTACTTTTATCATCTACTCTCTGTTGGACTGTTTCTAATTCCTCGTCTTTTATTTCTATTTCACATTCGTATGTGATCCTGCCTTTTAACCTTTTCATTCTTCCACCTTACCTCACTAATAATCCAAAAAACTTATCAATCACATTTGTGCCTTCATATAAGAGATAGCAAATTAATTTAATTGCAAATCCAAAGGCCCATGTGCCAATGATAAATAAGATTACAATTCCTAAACCACGTCTTAACATTAATGACAAATTGTATTTATTAACCTTTATCATCACTACACCTCCATCCAATCGTCTAACCATTCTTTTTTAAAAAGATAATCTCTGCCCTTTAGCTTGTATCTTATTTTTCCTTGCTTTATTTGCCCCCTTAAATACGTGTCTTTACACTTCAAATATTCACACGCTCCGTCAAAGTCATATACACTTTGATTTGCGTTTTCTAAAAGATTTATAATCTCATCTAATTTCTTTTCTAGTTCAATCATCAAATCACCACATTTGTTTAATCCTTCTAAAGATTAATTTTTTGAACCTATTAATTTAAATCTCTAAAATTTTTAATATTTGTTCTAATCTTTCGTTATTAGTTCGATTACCTTTGATAATGTCATAGGTATAACCAAGACTAATTCCTATCTCATCAGCTAACTTTTGATACGTATAACCCTTTCGTTTCATTGCAACAAGGATTTTTTCTTCTAGCGTTAAATAGTTAAATGTCATAATCTCACCTACCTTTTAAAATGTAAAATTTTACAATTTCATTTGCATTTATTTGTAAAATATGCTAATATTTAAGCATAAAAATAACACTGATTAATGGCTTGGAAATCATAATCTTAAACTTATTTTTATAAAATTTAGGTGCTAAATTTATGCTTAAATCTTTAGCTTAATTTAAGTATATTGGAATATTTTCCATTTGTCAATAATTATTTTAGAATATTTTCCATTTATTTAGTGCCGCTAAAACGAGGTGCTTTATGGATATACTAGAAAGGGTAAAAGACTTGTGTTACAGACAAGGCTTGACTGTAGCTGAATTAGAACGAAAGGCTGACTTAGGCAACGGTAGTGTTAGAAGATGGAATACGTCAATTCCTGCAGCTGATAAACTTCAAAGAGCCGCAATAATTCTTGGAACATCAATGGATTATTTGCTAACTGGAAAAGAACCTGAAGAAGATTCTGAAACCCTATTACTTGCTCGTGATGCTAATAGTTTGACAAAAGAGCAATTACAAGTTGTAAAAAATGTTATAGACGAATTTAAGAAAACTAATAATATTGGGTGATGTGATTGAATTGGAAAAGCAAAGATTATTTATACTATAAAATAATGCAATTTTCACATGAAAATAAAATTGGAGTTAATACTAACCTTGAAAAATTATGTAGAGAAAAAAGTTGGTATTTGATACCCTATCCTGCAGATAAATTTCAAACTTTCATGTCAATTTCAAAAGATGGATTTACTATAAAAGATGGGAATAACTTCTTTATTATGTACAACCCAGAATTGAAAAATAAATGTTATGAAAGATATAGGTTTACCATAGCCCATGAAATAGGACACATATTTTTGTACCATCATATATATGTAGACAATTACATTCTTATGCATAGCTCCGATAAAAAGGGAATATGGGAACAACAAGCAGATATATTTGCACAGAATCTATTGTTACCAATAAAATATAAAAATTTTTATAAAACAAACAATCAAAAAGTTATTAAAAATACTTTCTGTGTAAGTGCCGAAATGATAAACACTAGGATGGGGAAAATGTATCATGACGAACTTTTTACAAGGAAATTAATTACCAAAATAAGAAATGGTACTTTAAATTAGGATAAACTTTAAAGGTTTATATAAATAGAAAGGAGAAAATAAAATGAATAAAAATATTAGGAATGTTTTAGCTGTTGGATCTATCGCATTACTTTTAACAGCTTGTGGTGGAAAGACAAACGAGGTAAAAAATGAGACTCCAAAGGAAAATCAAAATAGTGTTGTTGAATCCACTGAGAACAAACAAATATCATCAAAAGAAAGTAACATCTTTGAAGATGAATCAGCAAAAGTCGTTATCAAAAATTACGAATTTCTAAAAAGCCAATATGATGAGAATGTTGACATTGTCGCATTAACAATAGAATTTACAAATAAAACTGATGAAGCCGTTGATCCTTGGTTTGGTACTCCACTAAAAGGAGAACAAGAAACTGATAAAACTATAGAATTGCTTGATGGTGCAAATGGTCTTTTCCCTGAAGACTATAAACCAGACCTTGTTGATGCATCTGATGTACAAGTGAAACCAGGTGCAACTGTAGAAGCTGTTATTGGCTATCAACTAAAAATAAAAGATAGCCCAGTATATGTTAGAGATTGGGACGGAAATTTTGAATATGTATTAAATAAATAACCATAAAAAAATAGGAGACGTGTAAAACACATCCCCTAATAAAGTGTTATAAATAACGCTTTTACCTTTGCAAAATAATTATACCACATTTGTTTAATTAATTCTATTGATTGATTTTTTGTGTCCAAATTAGGAGGCAAAAATGGCAATCAAAGACTTAGGTGGCGATCGCTACCAAATACGAATTGATAAGAAAGATTATAGCACAGGCGCAAGGAAAACAAAAACCTTGACCCTAGAAACCGAACTTACTGGTAGACAACTAGATGCTTTGTTATTTACCAAGGAAGCCGAACTAGAAAGAGAGGTAGATAAAGAATTAAATGAGGTTTCCAATCCTGGAGACTTAAATTTAAAAGATTATTTTGAAAAGATATTTATAAAAAATAAGAAGCGTGAGCAAAACACTATCGACTGGTATGTAAGATACTTAGAAAATAGGACTTACGATTATTTTTCTAAGAAAAAAATTAAAAATATAAGCGAATTGGATGTTAAAAAGTTTTTTTCTATGTTAGACAATGTTAAAAAAACTAATGGCAAACCATTGGCACAAAAAACTAAGAAGCATTACTTAACAGTTTTAAAAGCAATATTTGAAGATTGTGTTGATAGAGAAGTGATGGATAAAAATCCAACTAATAAAATCCAAGTCAGCGTTCCTAATAGACCTCTATCAGTCTCTAAGTTCTATACACCAGGAGAAATAAGAGAAAACTTAGAAAAGCTATCAGAATACGCTCCTGTCGATAAATTAACTTATTTTGTCCTATCCTATGTATGTGGTTTTAGACCTGCAGAAATTATGGGATTGATTTGGAACAAAGTAAGCTTTGATAGAAAAGAAATTCTGGTAGATAAGTCATTGGCATCTACAAGTAAAGGATATATTTATAAGAGCACAAAGAATGAAAATGTAAGGACATCTATTTTAACTGATTATGCAATTTCACTTCTTCAAATTCACAAAAACAATGAAAAGATGAAATATGCTAAGCTAAAGTTAAAGATCCCATTTGAAGAAAATTATGTTTTTACACTAGACAATGGATCTCATTGGACTAGAGGAAAATTCAGAGACTTTTGGTGTAAGTTTTGTAAACAGCATGACTTAAGATACATCCCACCTTATGGGTTGAGGCATACAAGCGCAACACTGCTAGCTTATGCTAATGTACCTTTACCAAGTATAGCTAAACATCTGGGAGATTACAGTATAGAATCTGCACAAAAATATATACACGCAGTTGAAGACAGTAGAAACATATTTGAAAGTGCTTTTGATTTACCAAGCACAGATATTATTAAAAAGAAGAATAATGTTATAACTTTTTAAAAAGTGGATACTTTTTTACAAACAAATTTTTAAATAGCTTATAATCAATAATCTTTCCTAAAAAAAGTGGACATTTAGTGTGGATTTTGGCAGAAATAGACGGTAAAAAAACAATATTACACGAGAATAAAAAAATCGTGCATCATCATAAACCGCTTGAAATACTAATAAACACGAATTAACGATAATACACGATAAT